ATGTTCACCGCCTTCGCCTTCCGCGGCCGCCAACCTTATACCGTTCGCCGGAACACAGCCCAGGGCGCGACCTTGCGCCCGAAACTGGCGAACCGGCCGGATGCGCCGGCTTCCGCCGGGAAGTCCTGAACTGCGGAGCGTCTACGGCCTCATTGGCAACGGATCACGCCGCTGGCGATTTCGTCGTCGATGGAGCGCAGCGCATCGGCATCCTGGTGCATCTGCTCGATCACCTCGAGCAGGCGCTGCGCCAGCTTCGGATCGTTCGCCCGCTCGACGGCGCGCATGACCTCGACCGCAGCCGATTCATGATTGTTCGCCATCTGCTTGAGAGCCTTGCGCAAGCGCTGCTCGGTCCATTTCATCGACATGTCGCTTCACCCAGACTGCATATACGGACCCGCCAGGAACGACAGGCTCGCTTAAGAGCGCCGGACCCGGAACAAGTTCAACCTGCCGTCGCGCCCATGAGGGCGGATTGGGTACCGGAAAGGCAAGCGGAGAAGAGATCGTGAAGCGCAAACGAAAACGCCAGGCACAAGGCCTGGCGCTTCGAAATATGGGGTGGACGATGGGAATCGAACCCACGACACCAGGAGCCACAATCCTGTGCTCTACCAACTGAGCTACGCCCACCATATCGTGAATCGTGCCGGACGTTCCGGCTTCAACCGCAGCGGCCGGACAAGCCGAGCCTGAAGGTGGTGCGGACGGAGAGACTCGAACTCTCACGCCTTGCGGCGCTGGAACCTAAATCCTGTCTCGCACCTCGGAAGCGCTTATATTACAACAGTTTACGCCGACCGCAATCACTTAAACTGTGCCAATCGTGAAATTCCTTTTCACGTTTTCCATTTCCGTGCTTCACGTTTCCGTCACGGTCAATATTCAGCGGTCCGACTCATAGGCCGCAACGCCGGTCCCTACCGCCCGCCATTCGTCCTGCGCCATCCGTGCATCACAGATGAATACCTCGACCTCCCCGCCTTCTTTCGGCTCCGCAGGCCGAATAGCTGCATGCCGGAGAATCGTCTCCATGTCCGGCACGTAGCTGCTCTCCGAACCGTGGAACGACCAGATGCCGAACTTCCCAGCGCTGCCCACCTGGTGGTCGAGTTTCACCGACCAGCCCTTGAATCGAATCACCAGCATCGCCCTGCTCCGTAGGAAAAGGCCGTAGTCTACTCCTAATCCTGACAGGCCTGATTCGCTGCCAGGAGCTGCGCCTCGTAACCGATCCGCTGCAAGCGTTCGGCGAGCAACGCACGGACCTTGGTCTGTAGGTCGTCGCCCTTCCTCAGCCCCGCTGTGGCCCACACCGGAACCTCGACCGACTGCACCCTGCATGGCACCGCCACAGGCACTTCTACGCGCACCGTGCGCGGCTCAGGCTCGACCTGGCCGGCGCATCCCGCCAGCGCGAAAACCAACCCCAGCACCTGCACCACCTGCACCTTTCGGCTGCACCTGCCGGAAATCGCTGCACCTGCAGTCTCTCGCCACGCCTGCAGCTTCATAGACCTAACTCCTGATCGATGACCACTTCGGCTGCCAGGCACTGATCACCAGCGGAGCGCTCACGCAACAGGCGTTGTGCCGCGGCATACTGCTCCGCGGCCTGCTGCCGCCCCTGCTCCACCGCAAGGGCTGCCTCCCTGGCGCGCTGCTCACCAGCCTGACGCAGCGCGGCAACCTGTCGGACCTGCTCCGCCACTGTGGCCTCCAGGCTGCCCCGGGCGGCACGGCAGGCAGCCAGATCCGCGCTCGCGGCATCCAACTGCGGCCGGTAGTGCCGCGCGCCGAGCCAGACACCGCCAGCGGCTCCCACGCCGATCAGCAGCATGCAGCCCAACACGATCGAGACAACACGGGCGGAGATCACGACAGCACCCTCTTCGCCCGCTCCCACAGTTGCAGGCGCTCCGCCTGGCCGTTGAGTCCACCGTTGATCCGGCGGGTGATGGCGGCGAAATCGCCCCGGTCGGCCAGTTCGTTCAGGCCGTGACTGGCCCACCACCAGGCCGCCGAGATCGCCGCCCACTCCGGTTGCTCGAGCAGTTCGGGTTCCTGCTCCAGCGGCTGGCCCAGCCCGGCGCCGGCGGCGCGGTAATTCGACCGGCCGGTGACCTGCAGCAGCCCGCGCCCGCGGAAACGCCAGCCGTCGCCGGAGTCCTCATCGCCGTTCCCGTTGCGCGAGGCATAGGCGTTGTTGGCAATGGCCCGAGGGTTGCGCGCCAGCCGCAAGGCCAACGCGTTGGGCTGCCCGTCAGGGCCGAGATAACGGCTCGGCCAGGTCGCCGCCAAGCCTTGGGCGCTGTAGTTGAGGTTCTCCACCAGCCGGGTCAACTGGCTGCTTTCGTGGCCTACCTGAGCGAGGAACGCCGCGATCCGCACCGGCGAGGTAATGCCGAAGCGCCCCATGGCAGCATTCAGTGCGGGCACAAAAACGCCGGCGCGAGGGCCGGCGTTCGGGAGGATATGCAGCAACTGCTGCTCGGTGATTGGCATTCTCATTTCTCCAAACTACGGTATCATTCGCGGCTTAATGCGCGACCCTAATGGAAGGGAATTCTTAAAGATGCACGGTACGAAATTGGTTTACCGGCCCGACATTGACGGGTTGCGGGCGATAGCTGTAATTCTCGTTTTGCTCTTCCATTTTAATCTCGGCGTGCCAGGCGGATTCATTGGAGTTGATGTCTTCTTCGTCATATCCGGATACCTGATTACAGAGGTAATCAAAGTTGGCTGCTCATCTGGAAAGTTCTCGTTTGTCGAGTTCTATGCTCGACGTCTGATTCGGCTGCATCCCGCGCTGATAACCACCGTCACCATATGTATGGGCGCTGGTTATATTATAATGGACCCAGCATCGCTCTCGTCGCTGGCTTCTTCTGCCCAATACGCAGTATTCGCCTCTTCAAACGTCTTCTTCTGGCTTAATTCTGGGTACTTCGACGCATCAGCACATACACAACCTCTACTTCATACTTGGTCACTAGCAGCCGAATGGCAGTTCTACCTGGTATGGCCTTTCGTTGTATGGGCATCGCTCAAGGTTTCAGAACGATTCCTGGCTTTTCTCTTGGCCGTCATTGCCATCACTTCCCTGGCTGCATCCCAATACATGCTGACAGTGGACGCGACGGCATCCTACTTCCTGATGCCGTTCCGGGTATTTGAGCTGGCGTCCGGTGCATTAATGGTCTATGCCACAAGGGTCAGGGTTGGAGAAAAACTAGAGTCGCTGCTACTTGCCCTCGGCATAGTGCTTATTGCTGCATCTGCTTTTATGCTTGACTCTGCATCGCCATTTCCAGGCTTAGCAGCCTTGCCCCCTTGCATCGGTACTACCCTCTGCATTTATGCCGGGCGCTCGACGCTCGGAGGGGTATTGCGCACAGGTCCAATGGTGTGGATAGGCGTGATTTCCTACTCGCTGTATCTTGTTCACTGGCCAATCTTGGTATTTTATAAATACTTTGTATTCAGAGAAATAACGTTAGCGGAAAGCATTGGACTGCTTATCGCATCAATTGCTGCCGGCTGGGCCATGTACGCGCTGATTGAACGTCGACTCATGCCTGGCAAAGTTAAGAGTAACGCAGCCCGCTATACAGCATCCGTGGCGATGACGGCTGCCGTGTTCGCAGTCTCTTGGTCCATCGTTGCCAGCGGCGGGTATAGCCAGCGCATCAATGCAGAATATGCGGAAGCTGTGAGCAATCCCGCTGATTTCAGAACAAAGAATTATGGCGGGTACGGGTTCAAATCGGATGGGGTTATCGGAAAGAAAGAAGGAGTTGATGCATACCTGCTTGGGGATAGTTTCTCTCTCCAGTATGCGTCTGGGTTGGACAAAGCCCTGGCGTTGAGCGGGATTGCCCTTCAGACATTGAGCAGCAATGGATGCTTCATTTCCAGCACCTACACCAGGCTACAAGATAATCGGCCAAGACCAGACTGCCTGGATCGCTACGCGAGATCAATGCGCCTGATGGCGAATGACAGGAAGCCCCTGTTATTCGCGCTTCACTGGACTGGCTATCGCGACAAAACTGCAAGAGCATCGGGGGAGCTAATAAACTTGCAAGACGACGATAAATTCGCTGAATTTCTGGCTGAAAATTTGCAGACGCTACGCAAGGATGTTGGTGATCGCCCGCTCATAATCATCGGCAGCCAACCCTTCCTATCCTCGATCAAGTCAATTTCCGAATGCCTGCTTAGGCCTAATTTCATCCATCAGCCATGCATAGACTCGATGCGATACAAGGTCAGCCAGGCTGAGGCGTTCAAAACAAACGAGGCGCTCAAGAAAGTCGTTTCTGGGATGCCGAACACGTTCTTTTTGGACCCCTCAGTCTCATTATGCAAAGAAGGTTTCTGTGGACCTACCATAGAAGGTAAGCTTATATATTCGGACAACACCCATCTCTCCCTAGATGGGTCAGAAATAGCAGCAAGACAAATAGCCAAGCTGCTTGACTCGATCATAAAAGGATGAACGAAAGGGCCTGGCGCCAGGCCCTTTCTATTTAAGTATTGAAAGGAGTGAACAGTACTCGCAAGGAAACGTAACCGGTCTGTGTGCTTGTGCCGGCATTGCGGACAATTTCTCCCGTCACCGACGTCGCGGTTTCCGCAGTAATCCTGAAAATGAAATCGGTACTAGCCTGAGCGTTCTCCCTGCCTCCGTAAGCCGAAAACTGATATTGCTTAGTCCCGTTAGAGAAGCATGCAGGGATCGTGTAGCCGCTGAAATCAAACGTGACTGAGGTAGTGCTAGGGTTGGCAACAGTTCCTGTAGTTGAAAGCAGTGTTACAAGTTCAAGAACATCAGTGCTCCGGATAACCGCTTTGTTGGCAGTCGCATTATCTATGTAGCGGACTGGGCTATTTACAAAACGGTTACCTTCAAGGAAAAGCTTGGGAACAGATGTTGCTGTGTTGGCTGTGTTCACAACAAATCGGGTTACCCCTCCTTCGATAATATTATCCTTGATTATGTAGTTGCCGGCATTATTGGTTGTATTCCCAAGCTGAATTGCCCCATCAACCGATGACGAAAATGTGTTTCTTGAGATCTCTATGTTCGGTTGCTGGAAAGCAGGAGCTGATATTGTATCGGTTGGCGCAAAATATATAGATTGTCTAAGAGCAGATTTGAATCTGCACCCACTAATTCTCGCGTCTGAATTTCCGGTAAATACCACGCAAAACTGACCATTCCCGCCATTAAAAGCCTCCAAATTAAACTCACAATCTTCAATAATTACCTCTCTTGCTGCGAGTAGTCCTTTTACTGGAGAGAATCCAGTAGCGTTGTTCTTTGAGCCGAAGACAAGGAACTTGTCACCCTTGACGGAGTTGCGGAATGTCTGCTGCCCAAAGTTGTAGAATACAGATACACCCGAGGATACCTGCTCGGCCGTGTTGAGGCTGTGAACGTTGCCGTGACATAAGTAATCCGTGGTGTAGGTGGTCAGAGAGATAGACCGCGTTGATAGGTTAACAAATGTATTGTTCGACACCACACCTCGTCGTCCCGCGAAAACCATAACTCCGTGACTGATGTTCTCGAAGTAGCAGTTTGTAACGCTGATGTTCTCATGGCCGAAGTTCCCTGTTTCTGGCGGGAGCGTGTAACCGGCCTTCAGAAGCCCTGTATTCGGATCTGTTGGCGACAAATCAACGTTCACACTCGTCGAGTAACAGAAGATGCGGACGCCGTAATTCGCGTGCCCTGCTTCTGTCTGCGAAGAATAGAACCGGCATCTGTCAACAAGGCAATCTCGCGAAGCAGCCCCGAAGTCAATTGCACTAAAATCGAGATCGGTGAACGAGCAGTCGCGAATAACGACATCCTGCGAGGTATGGAACTGCAATGGTGTTGCGTCCGCCCAGCGCCCCGCGCCTTGTGATCCCGAGCCAAACGGATTGCCGGAGCGGAAACTCAGGCCAAGAACCCGAACATTTCGCACAGTAGTTGCGAAACTGGTATAGCGACCGTTTGCGCCGGGTATATCCGTCGTTCCGTCTCCGAAGATCATCATCGGCAGTGGGCCGGTATAGTTCACAATCGTCGCGCCGTATCCGACTATCGTGACTGCCGAGACATTCACGAAAGCGCCGACTTTGGTTCGGCATGGGAAAGTGTAGCCGGCGGGGAATACGAGGACGCCGCCTCCGTTGCTGACAAGTTTTGTAATTGCGGCGGCAATCGCTGGCGCCCAGTCCCACGTCGCCGGATCGCCCGATGATGGCTTGTCGGTAACGTACTCTGCAAATTCGAAAATTCCGAACGGCGCGGCATCGAGCGCGGTACGGGCAGTTTTTGTCTTACCGGCCAGCCTGGTTCTGGCCCATCCGACTAGATCACCCCCGTCATGCTGCGCCAGCTCCTGCCGCAGCACGTCATCCCCAAGCAGTACGAGATCGGTCGAATCGGTTGCCCATGTGCCAGTCAGCGTCAAAGGAAGCGTAGCGCCAGGGCCTGGCCGGTAGAGCCCTGCTGTTGTGCCGGTAGTGGCCGCACTAACCGCCACATATTCATTGCGCTCAGCCAGCACAACCCCTGCCGCATAGTCACCCTTGCTCACATAGCCGGACGACACCAGAAACGCCTGGAACCGGCTTTCCTTGTCGGCCTGGCTCAGCGTGAAGGTGTTTTCGCGGCCTTCCTGTGCCGTGTCGAAGTCGTTCTCCATCCCCGCCCACGACTGGCGCAGCTTGCCCTTGCGGTCGGCATAGAACGGATCGACACCGTTGACCAGCTTGTCGAGGTTTTCTGCGTTGTCGTACAGGTCGCGCGGGTCGGTCGACGGGACGTTGTTGCCGGTGTTGAAGGTCATATGGTTTTACTCCAGGCGTGCAAATCCGCACGGCATCCGTTAGGGCCGTGTCCGGTATGTGGTGTTGGCTAGTGGTTAGGCGTCAGCGGGTGCTGCTGAGTCGTCATATTGGTAGACGCGTGAGTCGTAATTCACCGCGTCGACCGATGCGCCGGTTGTGCCTTGCGGGCTGATGCTGGTAATCAGCACCGGATAGCTCCATCGGTTCAGCGGGCCAAACAGCAGATGCGGCGGCTCGGCAGACCAGCTGGTGTCCGGCACGAAGTCGAGGCCAGTGATAGAAAGCTGATAGTCATCGATGCGTGTCGCCGTGTATGGCCCCGCCATGGTTCCGTCGGGCCGGCGAATGCCGACCACATGCGTTCCACCGGCTGACCAGTCGAAGGGCTCGGACGATTCGATCAACCCGCCTTCATAGCTGAGCATGATTGCGCTCTGCCCGTACCCCGGAACGTCGTCAGCCACGCGGCAGAACGACATGAAGCCGGAGTTCAGTGCATCAAGCTCCGTCCCCCAGCTATAGGCCCATCGGCGGTGTTTGTGCGCCATCCGCTGCCGCATACCAAGGCGCCAGGCGCGCGTCCGGTTGATGATGCCCTCGGCTGTGATCTTCTCGACCTTGCGCCCGACGTCACCCGG